TTACGGGGTTTAGGAGGACTTTATGCAGGCCGGAAGACTGAGAGACATGGTGGTGGTTCAGAACATCACAACATCCAGAGATCCTTCTGGCCAGCCTGTTGAAACATGGCATGACGGCGCAGAAACCTGGGCAGAAGTAAAGGGCATTAGTGGGCGCGAGTTGGTAGCCGCTGGTGCTGAAACAGCAGTCGCACTATAAGGGTATGGACACGATTTCGTAGCGATATAACTGCTGCGTCCAGACTCAGGGTTATGACTGGCGCGTTCAAGGGGGCCATTTTGAATATCATTGGTCCGCCAATCCCTGACTCTCGCGGTGTTCAGCTCGAAATTCTTTGCAAACAGGGTACCGAAAAATGATTGAGACGAGCCTCGATTTTTCTGGCCTGAATGACATCGCAAAGGATCTGGAGGCGCTTAGCCGCGCTGAAAACAATAAGGTTCTTCGTGATGCCACGCGCGCCGGCGCGGAAGTGCTTAAGGAAGAAGTGATCGCACGTGCACCGGTACGCACCGGAAAACTGAAAAAAAACGTGGTGGTGGTTACCCAAAAAAGCCGCCGCCGCGGGGAAATTTCTTCCGGCGTCCATATTCGTGGCGTTAACCTGCGCACCGGAAACAGCGATAACACGATGAAGGCGAATAACCCGAGAAATGCCTTTTACTGGCGGTTCGTCGAAATGGGTACGGTGAATATGCCGCCACATCCGTTTGTGCGACCCGCTTACGATACGCGCGAGGAAGAGGCCGCCAGCGTCGCCATTGCCAGGATGAATCAGGCTATTGATGAGGTATTGAGCAAGTGAATGAAGATAATATCTACGCCTTGCTTTCTTCCCTGGCAGAAGGACGGGTATACCCCTATGTTGCGCCATTAGGTAGTGACGGGAAACCGTCTGTCTCTCCACCCTGGATTATCTTTTCCATCATCGATGATGTTTCCGCTGACGTACTGTGTGGCCAGGCAGAGAGCAGGGTTTCCGTTCAGGTCGATGTGTATTCCACTTCGATCGCTGAATCACGATCCCTGAGAGATTTGGTGCTCGCTTCGCTTGAGCCGTTAACCCCTACAGAGGTGGTAAAAATCCCCGGGTACGAGCCAGATTATCGGCTCTACCGTGCCACCCTGGATTTTAAAGTTACCCCCTGACAATTAATTCACCCAACGAACCCGCCTGATGGCGGGTTTTCTTTTTCCAGGAGACAGCTATGTCTGCACTTTATGAAAAATCGCAGCTGACGAAGATCCTTATTTCCTCCCTGCCAGCCACCAAAGAAACGATGGATTCCGCAACCTTCCTCGATCTGAGTTGCACCATCAAAGAAATTCAGTTCACCGGTGGTCAGAAGCAGGATATCGACGTAACAACACTTTGCTCTACCGAGCAGGAGAACATCAACGGCCTGCCTTCTCCGTCAGAAATCTCTCTGTCCGGCAACTTCTACAAGAATCCGGCGCAGGACGCCTTGCGTGAGGCCTATGACAACGATACGACCTACGCTTTCCAGGTTATCTTCCCGTCCGGCAAGGGCTTTAAGTTCCTGGCTGAAATCCGCCAGCACACCTGGTCTTCAGGTACCAACGGCGTAGTGGCGGCAACGTTCTCCCTGCGCCTGAAAGGTAAGCCTGAAAACATCGAGTCTGGCTCCTGAGAGGTCGCATGAAGGATATTAAAAATCTCGCCCTGGCTAAGATGTCGGGATTTCGTCATAAGACGGTCGCCGTTCCTGAGTGGGAAGGCGTCAAAGTGGTTCTCCGTGAGCCGTCAGGTGAAGCCTGGCTGCGCTGGCAGGAAGTGGTGAAAGCGGGTGCTGATGATGAAAATGTGTCGGTATCGGAAAAGGCACACCGTAATCTTTGCGCTGACGTGGTGCTCTTCATTGACGTTCTGTGTGACACCGATAAGCAACCGGTATTCAGCGTAGACGAAGAAGAGCAGGTGCGTGAAATCTACGGCCCCGTCCATTCACGCCTGCTCAAACAGGCGCTTGACCTGATCAACAATGCGGACGAAGCGCGGGAAAAGTCTCAACCCCCGGCGTAAAGTTTCTGATGTCGCTTGCGCTCCGGATGGGGCGCACGCTCTCAGAGCTTCGGCAGAATATGACGGCAAGCGAGCTTCTGATGTGGATTGAGTTCGACAGGCAAAGTCCGGTTGGCGATATCCGTGGCGACATTCAGGCAGCCCAGCTCGTCTCTGCCATCTACGGTTCGCAGGGGGCAAAAATACCGCTGGACGATGCGATCCTGCGATGGGGTGGTGATGAGCAATCAGAACCGAAGGACCCGTTTGCAGGGCTTGAGGCGGCACTTACAGCTGCAACTCAGTGACAAATGAACTGTAAAAGAATAGGATTATTTTTTTATAATTTGGTGAAGAAAATGAAAAAACTAGTTCTATTTGTATTATTTTATGGTTTCAGTTGTTTATCAAGTGCAACTCAAACACTGGCTCCATTAGAACCAAATGAGTTGCAAAGCTATACGTCTACGGTTTGCTCTGATCATGCAAATCCTGAATTGTGTAAAAAAGCTTTTATTAAATTCATGGGCTATATAAAAACAAACGATGATTACTACTATTTCTGTCAAAAGCAAAAAGAGGCAGGGATGACTGTTAATAAAGATTCCTGCAATAAATCGGAAGCTCTGAGAGAATTTTTAGACAAGCCATGAGGTTTATATCACAACAAAAAGCCCGTTGATGGGCTTTTTTTTTCGCCTGGAGAAAATTGATGGCAACATTACGTGAGTTAATAATCAAAATTTCCGCTAACTCGCAGTCATTCCAGTCGGAAATTTCCCGCGCCTCACGCATGGGGCAGGATTATTACCGAACCATGCAAAATGGCGGTCGGCAGGCTGCCGCTGCCGCCCGAGAGAGCGAAAGGGCGTTATCTGATCTGACCGCTGGATTTGCATCGGCAGGAAGAGCCGCAGCTGCTGCTACGGCCGCATTTGCGACTGGTAAGCTCGTGCAGATTGCTGATGAGTGGAATTCAGTAAACGCTCGTCTTAAGCAGGCATCATCTTCAGCTGATGATTTTGCTGCCTCTCAGCGCCAGTTAATGGAAATCAGCCAAAGAACTGGCACCGCGTTTTCAGACAACGCAAACCTTTTTTCACGCGCAGCTGCTTCAATGCGTGAGTTTGGGTATAGCTCTGACGAAGTTCTGAAAATTACCGAAGCTGTTTCTACCGGCCTTAAACTTTCGGGGGCTAATACTCAGGAAGCGAGTTCTGTTATCACTCAATTCAGCCAGGCTCTGGCGCAGGGCGTTCTTCGCGGTGAAGAATTCAACGCCGTTAACGAAGCAGGTGATCGTGTTATCCGCGCACTTGCCGCCGGAATGGGCGTGGCCCGCAAAGACCTGAAGAGCATGGCTGACCAGGGGCAACTTACGATTGATAAGGTTGTTCCTGCATTAATGAGCCAGTTGGGCTCATTACAGGGTGAGTTTGCCAGCATGCCGCAAACAGTTTCCGGATCCCTGCAAAAAGTCACAAACTCGTTCATGGCATGGGTTGGAGGTGTCAACCAGGCTACAGGTGCTACCGATGCGCTATCTGGTGGCCTAGACGGAGTTGCCCAAACGCTTGATTCATTTACCTCTTCGGCAGTAAGCGGCGCACTAAGTGATGTTGCAGACAATATGTCCACGATCACAACAGTGGCGGGTGCGCTTGTTGGCGTTGGGCTGGCAAGGTATCTCAGTGGAGTAGTAACTAGCGCCACGAGCGCAACCGGCGCGCTAATTTCTGCGGCTAAGTCAGAGGTTGCTCTTGCCGTTGCACAGGATAAGGCTGCACAGTCTGCCGTTGCCGCCTCAAGGGCGGAGGTTTATAGGGCTCAGCAAGCTGTACAGAGATCGCGTAGCGCAGATGTTCAGGCTGCGCAGCAAGAGAAAATTGCTGCGGCAGAAGCAAAAGTCACTGCAGCCCAGGCCAGGCTGACTACCGCTCTAGCCAGCGGTTCTGCTACAGAGAAAGTCAGAGCCAGAACAGCGCTTGAACGTGCGCAGGCAGGTCTGGTGGCAGCCAAAAACGCCGATGCACAGACTATCGCTGAAAGACGCCTGGCTTCTGCGGAGGCCGCCAGAGACCGGAACCTTGCAAATCGTGTCACCACCCAAAGCAATCTCAATAGTGTCACATCTGTTGGCACCCGCCTTTTAAGCAGT